AATCTGTTCTACAGGAACCGAAATAGCAGTATATTCAGAATCAAATGAAGGAATATATTCATTATATTCTCCATTCTTATCTACTTTAATAATTAAGTCACGTCCATTTGCTAAATTAATAGCATTAAAACCTACTTGACGCTTCTTTTCATATTCAATTTGTTCAGGAGTCTTTTTAGTATTATCCTTTTCATATTGACGCATAAAGTCAACATCATTAATAATACCTTCAGTGTTAAGATACTTATATAATCCCTTAGTTAAGTGAATTAACTTCACATGTCCAACATTATCTGGATTAACTAAATCGACAGTTACAATAACAGGAAGAATACCCGCCCATTTCGGGAATAAAACCTTGACTTCCTTTTGCTTACAAGCAGTTTTATCAAGCTTTGTAATCTTATAAGTATGTTGACATACTGGACAAGATTCATAACCCCTACGGTCAAATGTACGTGGACAAATAACCTTCTTCTTTTTGCCTGTAATTGTAGTTCCAATATGAGTTTGATAAGTAAGTGCTAAACCAACACGAACACTTCCTGCTGGAGCTTCTGTACCCAAAATTCGAAATTGATAAGTATAACCAACCTTCCAATTCTGGAAACGTTGATCTACTTGATAACCACTTGATTGCTGTTCTTTCTGCTTTTGTTCATTGAATTTATTAATATTATTGATTAACATAGTTTTAATCCTCTGATTAATTTGTTTTTTGTGATTGCTTTAATATATATTTTTCTTTTGCCTTGTCAAGAATTTTTTCAAACTCTTGACACATTTTCAGGCCAATTGTTGTTGATATAATGCGATTTTTACATATAAAAAGTTTATTTTTATAATTAGTTTTGAGATAAGTTAATATAACATCTTTTGGATATTCCTCTATATATACCTCCACGTTAGGGATTATTGATAAAAAATATAAACTTATGTTCTTTTCTATTAAATGTCTAAAAACTGTTGGTATTAGAAACTTATTCTCTTCTAAATAAATATTTATAGTTTTTATATTATTTTTTGCAAGATATTCCGAAAGAAATATGAAATTTCTTTTTAATTCTGTAATGACTTCAACTTCATTAAAATTAATTGAATTAAGATATTTTTTATAAATTTCAATACTTTTGAATGATGCTAATATAGAATAATCATAAACACTACCATCAAAATATTCAATAATAGATTTAAAATAAAAAACGGGATCAATATTATTATTAGCTATAAATGTTACACATTTATCAAAATATACTTTTTTAGTAGAATTACGAAATTCTTTAAAACTTTTTATTGGACGAACATATAAACGTCCTTTATAGGAATTTATCTCTTGATGCCAAATTTCGTATAGCTTTTCGGGGGTCAAAAACTGCATTTTCTTGTAAAGCCCTTTGCATTAAATAATCATTTAATTTCAAAATAATCTTTGAAGTAAACATTCTTGGAAAAATTTCTTGTAATGTCACAATTAATTCAAATACTGGAAATTTTGTATATTGACAAAACGCTGTAAAAGTGTCTTTTTCTTTAAATTCTAATTTAATTAAACGTTGTATTTCTTTCAATTCATTAAGATTTATAATAGATATATTATACTTTTTTTGTAAAATTTCAATTAATTTTTTGGCATCTATAGAATAATTTTGGATTTCAAACTGCATTTTTCATAATTCTCCTATCTCACTTGCGAGATCTGTTTCAAGATCTTTTATATCTGCATTAATATTCGTTATTTTCTTAATATCAGATATAATCAAATTGAGATAATTAATATAAAACATGATATTTTTTCCGATATTGCCACCCAAACGATTTTTTAAAATCGCTACATTCAAAACACCAGCTTCTCTATCACCTTCATTTTGAAATAATCCACCAATAAAATCAGCTACGAAAGGTATACCTATTGAATCTGCAACTTGATTCATACTTGGATCACTTGTATCAAAACCACCACGATTATTTTGTATTACAGAAACTATTGGACGTTCAAAAATATAAGATAATTTACGCATTTCTGTAGATACAGAACGATATTTATTATAACTACCATTATCTTTAATTTTTTCATTAGGGATTAATAAGTTTAAATAATCTATTAAAATAACATCGGGTGTACGTTGATAACATTTAATTAATTTCTCAATATAACTTTGTATATAATTACAATTAACTGTATCGGGAGGAAATTCTTTAATCACTAACATTGCATCAGGATTATTTTCACTAATATATGTAGCGGTATTCTTTAATTTCTCCGCATGTTCATTAACTTTATTTACATCCACTGAATTTAAATGAGCATCTATTCGAGTAGCATATACTTTTTCAGACATTTCCAATGAAATAATTAAAACGAATTTATTTTGTCGAATTAAATTAGATGCAATATTAGATAATATTAATGATTTACCTATATGAGTTTGACCAGCAAATAAACATAAACAACGACCATCTTTTAACATTCCTCCATTTGTCAATAAATCTAATGAAGGCCATCCAAAACTGATTCTTTGTTCAATTTGTGTAATATCTTCAATATGTTTATCAATATCTTCTAAATAATTTAATCCTAAATCATTATCATAATTTAATGTGGATAAATCTCTCATTAACTCAATTACATCACCAACGGAATGTTTTTCTGTTATATTCTCTAAATTTGATACTACAGCCGTATACAGTCCTCTATCTCTTATATAATTTAAAATATCTTCATCTAAAATCGGCGCATCATATTTAGAAATATCAATTGAATTTAATGCACTTAACTTAGCCGATAACTCTGAATATCTTTTACTATCATATTTACTTAGAATTAAATCTAATGTTTGTACGGAAGGTATTTTCCCTAATTTTTTATAACACTTTAATATAAAATCAACCATTGTTCCATAATCACGTTCCTCAAACCAATATCCCGCAAAATGATTAGATAAGATATCTAAATACTTATTATTCGTTAAACAAGCTTTTACAATCATTGGTTCAATAATATTGGATGGAACAATTTGAAGCTTTGAACTCATGCATCATCCTTTCTTAAAATTAGAAAAAGGGATATATCCTATTAAAGAAGTATATCCCTTTTTATTATTTATTGATTAACATTGGTAGAATCAGATATTGACTCACTTAATGTAGTTGTTTCGATGATGTTTTCAACAGATTCTTCTTCTATTTCGTCCATTTCTAATTCTTGACCGTCACCATACGACAATTCCTGTATCGACATTTCCTCTAAAGCAGGTAAAATAGACTGCCATTTTTTATCATCATTTAAAATAACAGATAATTTACGATCTTCTTCGGGTGTCTCATCATGAAAACGATAATAACCTTGTTTTTCACCATTTAATAATAGTTTATATTTCATAGCTACTTCTTTAAGACCATAATATTTTACAGGTCCAGAAGAAAACTTTAGAAACATTTCACTAGTTTGAAATGGTTTAATGATATTATTTTTTACAGTGAAAAAGTTCATGATAGCTGCATCATAAAAACTTTCATCTTTAATTTCAGTTGTTTCTTCTTCAACTTCGACTTCTTTAATAACTTTAGATTTCTTTGGTTTAGCCTTAATTTTTTCTTTTTGAGCAGATGATTTCTCTAAACAACGTCCACATTGAATAGTCAAACGAGACATATATTTAATACCTCCACCACCGCCTTGATTCTGAATCTTAGATGCGAACATTGATGCCGGATCAGCGTAAGTATGATTAATGACTAAAAATGCAACATTAGTCTTTAGTGCAGGAATAGTACATCCTTTAATCAAATTATTCACTAACTTTGCACGTAATCCCATATCACTAACAACCTTACCACTGGTAGCATCATTAATGAACTTATTCGTGACTAATCCACCAAGAGAATCTAAAATAAATAAGGTTTTATATTCTGGCATTTCTTTCTTAAATTCTTGTACTGCTGTAAATGTTTGAAGAATTTTAACTGTAGCATCTTCAACACTGTCCAATAGTACATGTTCAATCTTAGCTGGATCACAACCCCTTGCTTCAAAAAATTTCCGTAATCCACCACCTTCACTATCAAAATAAAAGATATTATGATAATGAAGTTTATTTAAAGCATTACTGGCAATCTGAGCTGCCATGAAAGATTTACCTGTAGCACTTTCACCTACAATAGTTACAATTCTTCCAGCAGGAATACCCCGTAATGGACTACCAGTAATAATACGATTTAATCCATAATCGCCAGTATCAATATATTCACTAATTTCACCATATTTAGAACTTTCAAAAGAATCGCTATCAATTTCTTTACGTAATCCCTTAATGAATTTCTTAAATTTATCCGAGGAACTTTCATTTGATTCAACGATTTCTTCTTCTTTCTTTTTACGAGCCATAATACTTTTTATCCTTATATTAATTTTATTCTTCATCTAAAGTGGAGTAATAATTATTTTGATATGGTGGATGTTCATCCCATTTATTTAATTCCGCTAATCGACTTAAAGGTTTCAACATCATTCGATCAAACATTTCTTCATAATCAATTTCAAATATATCATCAAATTCTTTGGGCCATTCTCCTTCTTCTCTCCATCCCATTACAGATATACCATAAATATTATTGGGTTTAATATATAAATATCTTATACGATCACCAACAACTATCTTGTCATATTTATTATTTAATTTTAAATTATCAATAATATCATTATAATATTGAGATGATTTAGCAAAAATAGTAGTACCCGTTTCCATTTGCAAAAAACTCACAGCTTCTTTTGCTGATTTATAATTCTTCATATAACCTAATTCAACAGGAGTTAATTTAATAAATTCTTTCCATACAGTTTTGAGGTATTGAACATAATCTATATTTTTCCAATGTTTAGTCAAGGATTCCTTGACAACATACTCTAAACTATTTTTAATTTTTGGAGGTAATTCATTCTTTTTAATATCGACCCCAACATATTTCCATGCCTTTTCAGGTTTAGGTTTCATTCCTTCATCATTAATAACATGTAAAATATATTTCTTCTTTGTAAAAAATATAGCTTCTGAACATAAGACTTCTCGTTTAAATTCAATATTCTTTAATGGTGAAAAGAATTTTTCTTTGGTGATTTTACAACAATTTTCATTTAATTTCTGAATAAACTCACCATCTAAAAATTCACATACTTTTTTGATATTATCATCTGTCCATTGAATATTTTCATTTTCCTGCATTAATAACATTTTTCTAAATAATGCTGAAAAATCTACATAATTCGAGTCGGTATCCCCATATGCAACGAATTCTGCAATATGATCTAAACCGAGCTTATCACTAATAAACTTATTAATAAATTCAATTGAACCTTTAATAATCGTTTGACCACTTCTAGTAACTGATGAAGCATTATCCACATCATAAAGTGGAAACATTCTACTTCCTAATTGCCCATAAATACTATTTAAGAAAGTTTTATATGCTTTTTCCATTCCACTATATCTTTCTTGTTCATCTTCCAAAGAATGATATTTGGGATCTTTCTTATCCATTCCATTTAATTGATGTTTAATATCTGAGGCTTTTTTCTTTGAACGTTTACGTCCTGCATATAACCTTTCACAAAAAGAAGGAATTATTCCTTTCTTTCTAAGTGGTGATAAATAAATAATGTCATATCCTGAAACAATTAATCGGTCTTTAACTATTTCATAAAATTTTTCATATGTAACTTCATATTGTTTTTCACCTAATTTAAAAATAATACTTTCCGGTTTTCTTTCTAATACCTTTCCGACTTTTGTTTCAGGAGAAATGTTATTATTAATAACAGCATTAGGATAAAGAGAATTTAAATCAAATGATGCAATACCACCACGACAAATACTTGGAATAGGATCAAATACGAATGCACCTTCATAATCTTTATCTTCAATATCTTCTTTAGTAGAAGCTCCGGTATATAAATGAACACCATTCTTACGTGCTTCCAACGCAATAGCACCTAAAATATAAGGAGAACTTTTATTAATACATTCATATCCAACTAATCCCATATTACATATCTTTCTACTCAAAAATAAGTATTTAAACTTTTCTTCAAGTTTTACAACAATTTCAACATCTCGAATATTGTATTCAACAAATTTAAAGAAATATTTACGATAAAATTCCTTAAATGAACAATTATATTCAATTTTAGGTAATTTTAATTCTTCTTGACCTACATGCCCTAATTTAAATGAATATTGTTTATTTAAATATTTATCTCTATATAAGAAAAGATAATCTATAATAGAAATACCTTTAATTTCATATGATTGATATTCTTCATTTATCCC